AACATGGCGATCATCAGCATTGAGCTGAAAAAATCGCTGGAAACGGGAAGCTCTCGCGAAATACCGATCATGTTTCAGGAAATCCGTGTCACAGAGGCGCAAACAACAACCATCCCGGACAGCTACGGCAAAAGCGGTGCGACCGGTGCGAATGCGGGAACGGCAAGCACAACATCCAGCTCTACTTCCGGTAGTTCCAGCGGCAGCACAGGAAGTAAAGGCTCTATTACTCACGGTATTGCGTCCGCTGCGGGGTTATTCGGTTAGAAAATCTTTGGAGGTGATTCTAATTGATACGGTTGGAGATAACGGTTCCCGACCTTAATGATTCGTTTTCTCGCGTCGTGTTGGACGGGACGCTATATCTTATACGGTTTACATGGAATGATACGGCGCAACGGTGGAGCTTTGGATTATACACAAGTCAAAAAGAACCGCTGATACAAGGGCAACGGATTGTTCCGCGCTTTCCGCTTAATTATCAGATTGTTGATGAGCGTTTTCCCGCCGGGCTTTTCGGCGTATATACCAACCTTGAAAATATAGGACGCCATGATTTTACAAACGGGCGGGCGGTGTTTGCATACATCCCAGTCGGTGAGGAGGGATCAGCTTGAAACAGTTTGATAGACAATATCGGCTTGCAGCGGGCCCGGCCGGGGGTACAGGTTTTGAAGTTGGCGCGACAACACCGGAAAGCCCTACGGCTCTGCACATTCGTTTTACAGTTGATAAATGCGACACAGAAACACCGAATATTGCCACAATATCGTTATGGAATTTAAACCCTGAACAGCTCGCGATCCTTAATGAGAACGATTGCGTGGTTACGCTCCGGGCGGGTTACGGTTCAAACATGCCGTTGTTGTTCATCGGCACGGTGACGTATATAGAAACCTCGCTGGACGGCGGCGACCGTGAAACGTATTTTGAACTTGCCGATGGCAGGGTTGAGCTGCGGGATAGTTACGTTTCGCTTTCTTATTCCGGCGTTATTAATACGAAAAAGATTATTGAAGATGTGGCAGCAGAAATGGGCGCCACAGTATCGTTTTCATATAACGCGCAATATGCTGACTTGCCCGCTGGTTTTTCTTTTGTCGGCCTCGGACGCGTCGCGCTTGATAAAGCCTGTGCATCCAGCGATTTACAATGGACGATACAGAACGGCATCCTGCAAGTGAAAATGATGCGCGATACCATGACTCGGCAGGTTTTTCTTTTAAACCCGGAATCCGGGCTGCTCAGTATTCCGAAAAAAATCAACTACGGCAAAGATAGCGTAGATGATGTGGATCAGTCAGGTTATGAGGTGGAATACTTGCTCAACGGAGCCATAGGCATAGGTGATTATATACGCCTCGAAAGCAAAATTGTTAAAGGTTATTTTCGGATCAAGTCTCTTGAATTACGTGGAGATAATCTTGAGGATGACTGGATATGCACAGCAAAACTGATAGAAGAATAGCGGAGGGGGACTTCATGCTACAAGAATTTACGCAGGAGATGAAAAACAATATACAGGACGTTTTGCGCGACGTGCATACAATAATACCCGGTAAAATCGTCACGTTTAACCCGGATAAATGCGAAGCATCAATTTTACCGTTCGGTAAGTTTAAAAAGCCCGACGGTTCCATGATGGACTATCCTCAATTAAACGAAGTGCCTGTTTATATCATACAAGGCAGCGGTCAGACGGCCACGATAGTTTATCCGATAAAGCCGGATGACGAGTGTCTTGTGCTGTTTTCAGAACAAGCTCTCGACACATGGAGATCAAAAGCTGAGTCAACCACCGATCTCAAGTTTGATTTGTCTAATGCCTCTGCCATTGTCGGAATGTTTTCAAAGCCGAACCCGCTCATTAAAGAGGCTTGTAACAGTGATGCGCTCATTATTGAGAAAGACGGAGATCGTGTTCTTCTCAAAAAAGGAAACATCTACGTACATAGCTCCGGTCATATTACTTTGACTGCTCCAATGATTGACTTGAATTGAGGTGATAACGTGCCAAATGCGGCAAGGGTTACAGACACACACGAAGGTATATGTGATCACGGTGCGCCCTGTTGTCCCCATAACGTTATCGGCACGATTGTTGGGGGAAGTCCTGACACGTTTATTAATGGGCTTCAAGCGGCGCGATTGAATGATGCGGTAGTCCATAACTGCCCTCATTGCGGTACGGGGTTTATTTCTTCCGCTTCCGGGACGGTAAAGATAAACGGTAGCGGCACGGCGCGTTTGGGTGATGCGGTTACTTATCCGGGGGGCGGTGGCGTTATTACTTCAGCCAGCGGAAACGTTAGGGCCGGTGATTAAATGAAAGATATTTTATTGACACCTGATGGCGACTTAAATATAAACGAAGGGGGAGATATTAGCCTGACTGATAGCGTCCAACAAGCGGTACGGGTTAGGCTTTTATGGTTTTTCAACGAGTGGCGGTTCGCGCCTCAGTACGGAATTCCCTACTTTGAGGACATTCTAATAAAAAAACCTGATCTTGAACGAGTGCGCCGTATTGTTCGGAACGAAGTGATGAGCGTTGATGAAGTGATTGAAACAAGGAATATCACGATCAACGTTAACAATTCGGCGCGGTCGGCGTTGATAAGGCTTGACATTGTAACAGCCGAGGACACCTATAGAGAGGAGGTGTTAATTTATGTCTAATTGGGGAGTGACGCCGACGGGCGTACAAATAAAGAGGCTTGACGAGATTATGAACGACTTGCATGACTCTCTTTCGGACGGCTGGGGAGTGAATACGCGGCACAATCCCAAATCATATCTCAACGTACAGCTAACGGCTTATGCCGACAAAATCGCGGAATTATGGGAGTTCGGAGAACAGATTTATCAAAGCATGTATCCATTCAGTGCGGAAGGGGCGAGCCTTGATAATGCCGTGCAATACGGCGGTGTGGCACGCGAGGACCCGAGGCCCACGTTCTACCCTACCCACTGCGAATGTATCGAGGGCACAATCATTCCTAAAGGAACGCGCATCAGAAGCAACACTAACCCTGCGATTGAATTCATTGCCAGCGCGGACACGAGGATCACGAGAAGCGCGTTTAACCAGGTGAAGATCAGGGCCGCGGTAGTGAATTCCTCGGAGATATACACCATCGCCCTTGATGGTGATTTATTTCAATACACGAGCAGCGCGGCGGCCACCGAGGAAGAAATCTTGACCGGCCTCGCGGCGGCAATCACGAATGACGCCTTTTCCGCAGTGGTCGCGGATGGATTGCTTTTGTTAGGCTCTATCGATGCTCAAAGAACGCATGTTTTGGTACTCGGGAGCAACTTAACGACGGAGAGTGTAACCGGCATCGTAAATTTTGCCAGTGAGGAACACGGGGAAATTTCATTACCTCACAACACGATAACACAAATTGTGACAGCCGTACCGGGCTTATTAAGCGTCATAAACCGTATTCCCTATATCGCCGGGCGGCTTCTGGAGACTGACGTTGAATTACGACGGTCTTATGCGGATAAAATCTTCATCCGGTCAAACCGGATGCTGGAAAGTATTAAAAGCGCCATCCTGCGAAACGTTCAGGGCATCATAACTGTCGCCGGGTTCCAAAACGACACGAACGTCACGGATGCTTATGGTCGTTGGCCGCACTGCATTGAAATGGTCGTGGAAGGAGGAAGCGATTATGAAATAGCGATGCAAATATGGGACAAAAAGGCTGCGGGGATAAACACTTTCGGAACGACGGAAGTCATTATCCCCGGAGACGAGGGTGAGCCCATACCAATTCGGTTCAACCGGCCGGAACACGTATTTACATGGTTTCAACTATCGCTATACATGAACCCCGCTGAAATCCTTCCCCCGAACTACGTGGAGGCGATAAAAGCAATCATTATAGAGGTGATGACGAGCGCGGAAGTGGTGCCGGGTACTCCGATCATCCCGCAGCGACTCATTGAGGGAAGGATATATCAGAACGTCCCAGGCATTGGCCATATTGATATAAGAACATTCCATACCATCGACCCGAATCAGTCACCTGGTGTGTTCGTGGCCGGAATGGTGCCGATTTCACCCCGACAGTTGGCCGTGACGGACGAAACACGAATTGAGGTGGTGCTCAGTGGATGATACACTCACCTACCTCGAAAAACTCCGGATGGATTTAATTGAACAATTTAAGGACAAGCCGAACATCGAAGTGCTCCAAAAAGCGCTTGCAAAAGAACTTGAAGATATCCATAAGTTTTTCGATGAACTCAATACCCTGCGGTGGTTACATACCGCCGAGGGTGTTCAGCTTGACGGTATCGGCGATATCGTCGTCATGTCGAGGGCAGAGGCCCTTGTCGTGTCCAGAATGGCGGGCGTCGATATACCTATGGATGACGTCAATTATCGCTTATATCTCACGTTCAAAATCCACCTTAACACGAACGAATGCACATACCGCGATGTTTTCCGGGCGCTCAAAATGTTCTGGACGCGCACGCCGCTGTATTATGCGGAAAACCCGGCTCACCCGGCAACGATAGTAATAACAGTACCGCAAACAGTTTCGGTTATCGAGTGGAATATATTGCAGATTGCTGCAATGGTGAAGGCTGCCGGTGTTGCCCTGCATTATGTATTCCTTGATGAATGTACAGTTAAGGACTATCACGCCGCGGCATTAACAGAATACGTGAGGGAATTTTTCAGCGAGGACGATACGGAAATTATTGTCGACACCATAGACTACAGCGGAGTGGCGGCGAATGAAATGATAAGGGAGGAATACACAGACAATGGCTAACGTGAATCTCGCCTTGACAACGGCAGGGCAAGCGTTAATGGCAAAAATCGCGGCGGGAGACGGAAATTTTCCGTTGGAGATAACATAAAGTGCCGAGCCGATCCCCGGCGATTTCTATCGGCGTAATGATTCCTTGGAATTTTTTGGCAATTTCCGAATCAA